AATTTTTGTTTATTTGAAAAAGCATACAATGCAGCATGATGATCTTTTGGAAAGATCTCCCAACTAATTAGTCTAGGATATATTTCTAGTTCAAATCTATATTTTTTATCCACTACAATATTTTTAACTATCTTATTTTTTCTTGCCATCTTTTATCTTTTTGATTTCTAAGTCACAATAATGTTTGATCTTCTCTAAATCTTCTATACCATTCTTGTTTAAATATCTACAAACATATTTCACAACACATCCTTGAAAGAATGAGAGATTATTTTTTGAAATAAATTCATAGGGCTGAATGTGAAACGATTTATAATGAGATCCTCCTACCTGCCTATCTTGTGGAAACACACTATCCAATAAGTCCTTCGACGTCATAACCTTGATCCTCCTTTTTTGCTGACATAACATAAAGATTTTGTTTTGTACGTGTCACTCCTACATACCAAACTCTATGTTCTTCATCTTGTTTATCTAAACTCTTTTCTACAGAGTCTCGAATTGTTTTAGTATTATCTAACATTAACAATACATTGTCAGCTTCACCGCCTTTTGCTGAGTGTATTGTAGATAATTTTATTCTTGGTGGTTTACCTAATTCTTCACCATTACTTAACATTTCTCTTATGTATAAACATTCCTCGTAGTCTGATTGAAATACATCGTACCATGGTACATCTTTACTAAATCCAAACTCTGTCAGATCATACATTCTTTCTTCTGTAAGTTCTGTATCTGTACCAGTGTATTCAAATATATCTTTTACTTCTGCTAAAGATAATTGATCTCCTTTGGTCCAACGAGTATAATTTAGAACGGTTCTAAGTAATGTTACTTTGTAGCTTTTACGATCTTTGAATTCAAAATAAATACCACGTTCTTTTAGATAAGGTTTAAATCTATTTAACTTATCATTGTATCTTGCCAGCACTAGCCATGTTCCCTGATCCAATGGTGCATCTTCTTGATCAAAAATATAATTAACAGTACCCATATCTTCTCGTGCCTTCCAACTTTTTTGTATTCTTCTTTCGTCAGGTATTTGTTTTAAAATGTTATCAGCTAAACTTTGTACAGATTGTGGAACCCTGTAAGATTGTGGCAAAATTATGTCTTTCTTTGATTTTTCCTGCTGAAATTTTTTTACATCTGCGCCTGCCCAACCATAAATTGCTTGATCATCATCACCTGCTAGTATAACATATTTACTATTTTCCTTGATAATATTGAACATTTTCCACTGTATCGGTGATAAATCTTGTGCTTCATCAACAAATGCTACGTCGTATTTTGGACACAATCCTGACACAATAAATTTTTCAATCATGTCTGTAAAATCAACCAAACCATAAGATTGCTTATAATTTTGAACTTCATCTGATATTATTTTTAATAATCTTTTATCCATGTCCTGTGAATACATGTCTGTATTGTACTCATCTTCTATAGAAATGTTTTTTATCCTAGCTGCGTTAATTAAATTAAAATATTCACTGTCAGAATTTATAAAACCTGTATTCTCTTCACCACCTTTATAGACTGTAACCTCAATACCTAACTGTCTACCGATATCCTCATAATGTTCGTCCTGCATAACTTGTGTTTTTTTCATACCTAGCTGATTAAAAGCTAGTGAGTGAAGTGTCTTAAAATGTTTTAAATCTTTTTTCTCAAATGCTGTATGGTAATCTAACATTCTATTCACTGCTTCGTTTGCAGCTTTAGTTGTAAATGCAAAGTAACCTATCTTATCAATAGGTGTACCTAGTTTTAAAAATGTTTTTACATACTTTAATAATTTAGTTGTCTTCCCTGTTCCCGGAGGCCCGAATAATTTTCTACTAATCATATTATGTCCGTCTTATGTTTTGTAGTTTTGTGATGTATAGGTACTTCTTCAAACGTTTTTCTATTTATTTGTATGACATTTTTTGTTGATGAATTATATTTACTTTTTTCTTTTGATGGATATCTTTTTTGATCTAAAAATTCTATTTCACAATCTTGATATGTAACTTGCATCATACGACCTGTCTTGTCTTCACTGTACTTCCAATTCTTTGCTTTTAGTTTGTCATAAAATTTATCAAACTTAAAGAAAGCATACTCACCTTCAATTAATACTGAACCAGTTTTAAATGCAGCATCACTTGTAGCTTTCGGTCCATTTATTTTTGCATGTAATACATCATGTAATTTTTCTTTTGGTGATGTACCTACAGGTGGCTGTACTGTTTTCTGTGTCGTGTATAGTGCATCCATAACAAATTGTTCTTCTTCACCTTTAATCAAAGGCGGAAAGAATCCTGCAGCTTTTGATATCGCATTTCTTCTTTTACGTTGATCATTTAAATGTTCAACAGTTCTACAGTGTACTGTAGCTGTACTAATACCGTCTGGTTTTGTTACATCAAATTCATATTCTGGTTCTGGATCTAAATCTATTTTCTTTAGATTAGTCAAGACAGGATAAGAACCTTTTGTCCCACGTAATACTCCAAACTTTTTCTTTACACATATACCTTTCTTACAATGTTCACTTAGTGGACTCTCAGTACAGGTATAACCTTTACTACTTCTATTCCAAGATTTTACTTTTGCATTTAAAAGTTTATCATCCCATGCATTAGCATGTTGACCTGAAAAATATTTTACTGGTGCATTTTTTACTTTTTGTTGCCAGTTGTCTGGATACTTCATCTTAACCATAACATGATAGTTGTACATAAATCTATCTTTACCATCAAAATTTTCTTGATTTGCTATTTTAGATATTGCGGCTAGACAAGGTGGACCTTCTATAAACTCTTCGTCAACACCTTCCATACTTTTGTTTTCGATTCTTTCTGTAATTTCTTTCAGTCTTTCTTTGGTAACCAGGTTTGCACTGACTACTTTTATGAATTGATCTAAGGTAAATTTTGTACCGTCAACGTTTAAAGCTTTACGCTCCTCGCCGAAATAAGGTAGATTTATAAATTGTCCTGGTCTTAATTGACCTGTCTCACTGTCTTTTGTTAACTGTGTCTGCTTTGGAAAAATTTCACAGTCTGGTTTCAACCCAAACAAAGACAACAGGTTAGATAAAAATGATTTGATTAATGATGCATCTGTAAATTTATCCATAAATAAAAATAAATGCAGACCACCACTCTTAGATTCTATGGGTAATAAAGGTAATTCAAATTGTTGTATAACATCTATATAATCTTTCTTGTTAAAGCTTGAGTAGTCTTTTGGATCTATATCTATTACTCCAAATTTAACTTCTGAGTCTTCTGTACATGGTTGTATACCAATAGATAACTTGCCTTCTAAGTGTTGTTGATAAATATCTGTTGTAAGTTCTTCAAAGTTCCATCTGTATACAGGTTTCTTTTTACCTGTTTCAGAATCTACTTTGGAATCCTGGTGATTGAAATCAGCTACACCATAAGCATTCCTATATCCGTTAAAATATTCTATGTATCTTTCCATAATAACTGTTTCTGTGGGCCCTCCACTCTCGCTTTAGGCCCACACTGTGCACATATCCCCTAAGGAATTATATAATGCTTTTTTGGTCCTTTGGTTTCTCTTCGCCATGTTTAGCTTTCACAGCACCTTTTGAGATGCTATCGCTAAAACCTTTAGCTTGATCGTAAAGACCTTTGTCAGTTACTGGGCCGACTTTACTAACTTCCCAACCAAACCAAGTGCCTTTATCGTTCGACATTTGGGTAGTCTTTAGTTTATAAATGTGGCTGAAAGATGCCGGTGTAAACATTCCGTTTGCGCCCTTCATCTTGATTCCAGACATCATAGAGTTCCACTTTCTACTAATTTTTAATTGAGTAGATTTCATAGAAATCAATGCAGTCGATGGACTATCTCCCGCTACTATAACAAAGTGAGATGCAGTCTTCTCGATATAATTACCGTTTGGTAATCTATCTTTGTAGTTTGCATCAGGTGTTGTTTTGGACATAATATCAGATGATGAATCATAGATTGCAACTGGTGCACCTAGACCTTCTCCTCTATCTTTCCATTCAATGTATTCCAACTTATAGAAGCATGGAATCACATCAATACCTTTTACTCCATCATAGAGTTCTCCAGAGACAGAATTGTAAATCATTCCTGGCTCTGCACCTTCAACATACTTACCATCACGTTTATTAACTTCCGGTGAAAGTTGTCCTAGGATTTTTAAAAAAGGTAAGGCTAGATCTTCTTGACCTATTGCACCTAAACCTTTTGCTGCATCGTCTTCAAACATATTTGCTGGAAGTGGTGCAGACTTTTTCTCTGTTACTTGGTTCATGTTTATTTACTCCTTGTTACTTTGGTTC